TTCGAACTCACGTTAAATAATAATTTCCGGTTCCTCTTCGGCTTGATGGGACAACTCACCGACTTATTATCACCCGCTAGAGCACGCTCATAAATTAATAGAATGTTGGGCGGTACGTGACGACCAGCAACATCCGGCAACAGATGATTTACGCGCGTCACTACTTTCCCGGCGTCAACCAACATAAGGTGACGGACGAGGAGCCCGAACAACTTTCGGAAGAAGTACTCTGACTGTACGAACAGGTGATAATAAGTCAAATAAGCTAAGAAATAATAAAAATGTTAAATCTTCATCCTTTAGAATGTACAATTAAAGACAACGACCATATTCCTGACTTATTGCTTATAAAATATTGAGGAATAATTAGTTGTAAATACTGTATTGTATCTGGTAGCTTTATAAAGATGTGTAATAGTATCTGCATACTGGGTATTTCTAATTCTACCTGCTATCTGTCTTACCTGTGTACTAATATCCATTAAGGTTTGTGCCTTGGTGCTTTCAGAGATGATATAAATTTTACCTTCTGTATCAAATAAATCACAGCCTTCAAAGCAGGTGGAAGTATAAAAGTTTATCTTCTTTACAGGGTCAGTAGTTTCACCATTAGTAACACCTTGACAAGTATGCTTATAGCTTTCATTATTCTTGCTAAAGATGATTCTGGTATTCTCATTAGTAAGGTTACAGTTCTTAATCATAGTAGCAATAAATTCCACCGAGTTTACAAAGAAGTGAGCATTACCGAATACTTTACCTTCTAAGAAGTCATTGATAACTTTCTTTACTGTAGCACCTACATACTTACATTGTACTGCATTTACCTTTACTTCGGTCTTATCTTCCCAGTCTATTTTAAAGGTCGGAATATCCTTTAGTTCTTCCAGCATTAAATCATATTCAATAGGGGTAGCTGTTAAGAATGACCATTCTTTGAATTTCTTATATTCGTCTAATACAGTCCTTACAGCCTTGTTTCTAAAGACATACTGGATAAACAACAGGTGTAGTTCATCTATTAGTAAGAAGTAGTTATAACCAGTAATACCAGCAACTTTAGCTAAACTATCATAAGTACACATAATCTTTTTAGCACCTTTCTTAGTATTCAAATACTCTCTAATTTCGTATGTGGTAACACCTTCATAAACACCTAGTACATTAACCTTACCATCTGTATTATATGTCTGCATCTTATTCTTAATTAGTGATACAAAGGGAACACATATAATAGTATCTTTACCATCTTCTAAAGCTATAGATGTTCCGCCACAGCCTACTTTACCTTTATCTATTAAATATCCTACTGGTAAACCATTCTCTTTGAATAATGGATATTCACCTAAATACTTGTACTCTTTAGTAATAATAATGTTTGTCATAATTGTAAATTGTTTGTTTAGTTAGTCGGTTTAAAATCTGGAGTTTAGAAGCATCTGGAGTTTGAATTATGGGTGTGACATTTTTGGGTATTCTTTCTATAGAAGATTGAGGTTTCGCTACCAAAATTTGTCACACTTGAAATAAAATAATAAGCGTATCACTACGCTTACTATTCTACGCTTAACTAACCCAAACTCAAAAATTATGATGAATAATTAACAATCAGTACCTAAAATATGCTCAAAAGGTACTTATGGTAATAACTTTGTGATTCTTAGATGTGAATTAAGTGGAAGAACTGGCTAATCAGCTAGCCAGTCCACTTAGATAATCGAATTAAAATCTATGTTTCAGTATGATAGTTTCCTTCATTTATTGTAATACAAAGATAGTGAAATATTTTGACATATACAAATTAATTGTAACAAATTTTAAAATTTATATTGAGGATGTTATAATAGCTATATTCTTGTATTACAGTATGCAAAGTGATGGATGAATGAACTTAAAGTAAAGTTTCTTATCACTTCTTTTCACTAGACCAGCTTCTAAAGCTGAATATACTGTATTATGTTGTACTCCTATTTCGTGAACTATTCTATTTAGAGATAGGTCTACAATATTGGATGCTATTCTAGACCAGCATTTGAATCGGATTAAGAAGCCGATTACTAATCTATCTACATCTGTATCTAACAGGCTGCTATCTATGGTTACAAAGAACTTGGTAGGTTCTGTATAGCTATACTTATTACTGCATCCAGTTCTATCTATTGTTAGGTTGGCTACTTCTTCAAACTTCTTTAGATGGTTAAAGATGGTAGTTTCACTAACACCTGTTATTCTTACTATATCTTTAATAGTACTATCTGGATTCTTACTAATGGCTACTAATGTGCAGAAGTAAGTAAATGCTTCATTATTGGTTAATGCTTGTAATACTAGTATGCTTAATTTAATGTTCATTGCTTGGAGCGTTTGATAATTGATAAAGGTTATCTATATTTGCATATTATTTAATCTATATAGCTATGTTGGAGTATAAGAAGAAATGCTTTGTGATAATGCCTATTAGTGATGCTGAAGGCTATGATAAAGGACATTTTACTAGAGTTTATGAGCATCTTATTAAGCCAGCAGTAATAGAAGCTGGTTTTGAGCCTGTACGGGCAGACGATACATCTAAAGCTAATTTTATTGTAATGGATATACTACAACAAATACTAGCTTGTGATATGGCTATATGTGACCTTAGCTCTAGGAATCCTAATGTGTTTTATGAATTGGGAGTTAGACAATCCTTTAATAAGCGCACAGTTCTTATATGTGACAAGAATACTGTTAAGCCATTTGATACATCTGGCATTAGAACTTTAGACTATAGTTCTTCCTTAAGAATTGATGAAGTGAAGAAGTCTATTCCAGAAATAGCCAAATGCATCAAAGACACTTATGAAGCAGATGCCAAAGAAGTTAATTCATTGTTACAATTATTATCTATTGAGCCAGCAGTATTACCAGATAAAGTAACACTATCACAAGACTCCAGTATGATTCTAACTGCTATCAATGATTTAAATAAAAAAATTACTTTAATGATGCCTCCTATAGAGAATTGTACAGTAAATGACAAAGCAGTAATTAGGCTTCCTAATGGAGAATTAGTACATATAGGTGACATAATATATAGTGATGATAATTTTGGAACTCCTTTAGGAACATTGGAAGGGGACAACAGAACTCATATAATGATACGGAACGATAAGAAGGAGTTAGTTGCTATACCTAGAAAATCTGAGAAAGGTTTTAGACTAGCAACTCTACCATTTTAAAATAAGTTTACTTACATTTATAATTCTTATAGTGTTTTTTAGCGTGGCACTCTTTACAGATAGACATAAGGTTATTAAAGTCAAATGCTTTGGCTAGTCTTTTAGTGCCAGTATAATTCATAAAGGAATCTATATGGTGAATATCTTCTGCTGGCTTAATGATGCCTTTGGCTAAACAGAGTTCACATAATGGCTGCTGCATTAGCTTAGCTAGTCTTAATTCCTTCCATTTGCTAGATTGGTATATCTTCTGTCTTTCTTCCCTGTTAAATGTTCTGGAAGGCTGCTTATTCGGTTTCTTTAGGTATGGCATATAGTTCTGCTGGTATTATGTATTCACCTTCTTCATTCTGTACTTCCAATGGTGCTAATTTACTATTCATTGTATAGCTGGACTTCTTAGCATAGCATCTTATAGTATTGAATTGCACTCTTAGTAGTTCTAATACAGATTCTTCTGTTACATCTTCCAGCCCTACTTCCATACATCTTATTACTGCTTTCTGTAGGAAATCTTCTACAGTCTGGGACATATAGATATTGTCTTTATAGTATATAGTGTATTGCTTTACTAATTCGGGATAATGCTTGGCTATTATATCAGCTATCTTAGAAGCATTTCTATGAAGTGGCTTATCTATTACTGTATTGTAGCTGTACTGGTCATATTGTGGCTTCCAGTTAATTATCTTATCTGCTGTTTCTGTATCAATGTGAAATAATGCTGCTGCTTTGTCTAGTCCGTAATCATAAACATATTGTAGTAGGACTGATTTAGGTGGTCTTATCATTCTTGAATTTAATATACTGGTTAATGGTTTCCCTGTTATAATTGAAGAAGTCCTTTAGTATGGCTTCTATTAGTGGTGCTTTATCTGATTTATGGTTAGTATGTTCATCTATAATATCAATATTTCTATTAAAGAAATCTGCTATTATCAATCTTAGTAGTTTAGACCTGTCTTTGCCTAGTAATTGCTGTAGTTCCGTTAGTAACAGGTCGGTATTTAGGTCTATTTTAGCTTTAATTTCTATTGGGTAATTACTTCTTCTTTCCATAGTTTAGCCTTTAATTGTATTACAAATTTACTAACATCTTAACAGATTTCCAAATAAATAATTCACATTTTTTAATAATTGTATTATAGTGATTATAAGTCAATTAGAGCCATTGTATAGCTTTATAAATTATAAAAATTAAATAGACTATAATATGATAAATTACACTATTCCAAAGGACATTGAAAAGGATGCTAAGGTATATATGCAGAATGTACTGGAACAGCTGGATAGTACTGGTATGTTAGAGAATGTGGATAGTGCAGCTTTAACAATGCTGGCTAGAAACTACAGTATGTTCATTAAGGCATCCAAACAGTTAGAAGATGAAGGTTTGACTGTTACCAGTGATAGGGGTAACATTGCACCGCACCCAGCTATTAAGATTGCTAAAGATGCTCAAACACAGGCTATGAAAGTTATGCTGGAGTTCGGACTAACAGCTAAGGCTAGAACTAAATTGCCTAAAATAGAACAAGACGGGTATAACCCATTTGAACAGTTTATAAAGGAAGGAAAGGAAACTAGGTAATGAATGTGCTAAGTTTGTTTGATGGTATAAGTTGCGGACAGATAGCTTTAGAAAGAGCAGGAATTAAAGTAGATAATTACTATGCAAGCGAGATTAAACCAATAGCTATTAAAGTAACACAAGCGCATTACCCCAATACTATTCAATTAGGAGACGTAACAAAGATTGAAGCTAAAGAATTGCCTAAAATTGATTTACTTATAGGTGGTAGTCCTTGTCAGGATTTTAGTTGTGCAAATTTAACAAGAAATGGTTTAGAGGGAGAAAAGAGTTCTTTGTTCTATCATTACCTAAGATTACTTAGAGAATTAAAACCAAAGTATTTCTTATTGGAGAATGTAAAAATGAAGAAAGCGGATGAAGCTAAGATAAATGAGCTTCTAGGAGTTGAACCAATAGCTATAAATAGTAAATTACTTTCTGCACAAAATAGACCTAGATTATACTGGACTAATATTCCTAATATAGTGGCTCCAGATGATAAAGGGATAAATCTGAATGATGTTTTAGATAGTGGCTATTCTCCTAAAGATAAAGCTAGGTGTTTGCTTGTATCTGATAGCAGACCATTAAAAACACCTATAAAGATGTTTCATAGATTCTATGCTAAAGGCTTCACTACTCTTATCTTTAAGGATGAGAAGCACTATCAGCAGTGTAAAGATTACTATGATGAACACTTTAGAGGGATGGCAGCTAGTGATATTGTATGCAGCTCACCTATCTTCAATGATGTAAGGTATCTGAATAAAGCAGAGAGGGAGAGATTACAAACTATGCCTAAAGGATATTGTGATATACTTACTGATAATGAAGCAGCAGATGTTTTAGGTGATGGATGGACTGTAGATGTTATAGCCCACATTTTAAGAAATATAGAGGTATAAAATGAATACCAAACTTTACTATGAATATTGTAGTAGGGTTCTTAATGGTGAAATAATAGCTGGTGAAACTATTAAGCTGGCTTGTAAGAGATTCCAGAATGACCTGCAAAGGGATGATTTGGAATTTAAAGAGGACAAGGTAGATAGAGCCATTCTGTTCATTAGCACATTGAAGCATTATACAGGTAGACATTCTGGTAAACCATTCACCTTAGAAGGATGGCAGCAGTTTATAATAGCTAATATAGTTGGATTCTACTGGAAGGGAACTACTACCAGAAGATATACTAGCAGCTATATAGAAGTAAGTAGAAAGCAGGGTAAGACAGCTTTAGCTGCTGCTTTATGCTTGTATTATTTAATAGCTGATGGTGAAGATGGTGCAGAAGTATTACTGGCTGCTAATAGTAAAGAGCAGGCTAAGATAGCCTTTGATATGTGTAGCAAGTTTAGTAAGGGACTGGATTCTAAAGGCAAGTATCTTACAGCCTATAGAGCTGATATTCTGTTTAACCTTACTAATTCCAAGTTGAAAGTATTGGCTGCTGATGATAGTAAGCTGGATGGATTTAATGCCAGCTTTGGTTTATTGGATGAATATCACGCTGCTAAGAATAGTAAAGTACGTGATGTTATTAAGTCCAGTATGGGGATGAGGATGAACCCACATCTTTGTACTATTACTACTGCTGGCTTCGATAAAACTTTACCCTGTTACCAATTAAGAACCGTAGCTATAGAAGTGCTTAATGGCTTAAAGGTAGATGATGAAATGTTTATAGCTATCTATTCTTTAGATGCTGATGATGATTGGAGAAATGAAAAGAACTGGATTAAATGTGCACCAAACTTGGATATTACAGTAACTTCCAAATACATTAGAGGACAGGTACAACAGGCAATAAATAACCCTGCTGATGAAGTCGGAGTTAAAACTAAGACTTTGAATTTATGGTGTGACAGTTCTAATGTGTGGCTACCAGAGGACTATATTATTAAGTGCAGTCAGGAAGTAGACCTTAATAAGTTTGCTGGTATGGATTGCTATGTAGGTGTGGATTTAGCTGCTACTTCGGATTTGACTGCTGTAGCTTACTTAGTAGTACAGGATGGTACTTACCACTTCAAAACACATTACTATCTTCCAGAATCGGCATTAAAGGATAAGGCAGATAAGGAACTTTACAAATACTGGAAGCATCAGGGGTATCTTACTGTTACCAGTGGTAATGTTACCGATTATGACTATATAACTACTGATATGCTTAGATATGCTGATGTAGTTAATATCCAGTCTGTAGGATATGACAAGTATAATGCTACACAATGGGCTATAGATTCTACAGAGCAGGGATTACCATTAGAAGAATATCCACAAACACTAGGTAACTTTAATATGCCTACTAGAGAACTGGAAAGGCTAATACTATCTGGTAAGGCAGTTATTGATAACAATGAAATAAATAGGTACTGCTTTAGAAATGTTACTTTGAAGTCTGATTATAATGGTAATGTTAAACCGAATAAGGCAGTAGATAAGAAGAAGATAGATGGAACTATAGCAATGATACAGGCTTTAGGTATGTATCTGAGAACACCACATTACACAAATGAAATACTGACTATTTAATGGGAATTTTTACTAATTGGTTTAAAAAGAAAGAACCAGAGCAGGAAACCAGAGGGTTATTCTGTGATTCATTGATGTATAATATGAATGGTAGCTATACTACTAATAAGGCTATGTTATTATCTACAGTCTACAGGTGTGTAGATGTTATTAGTGATGCAGTAGCACAGCTTCCATTAGAACCATATTACATTAATGATTCTGGTTATAAAGAAAAGTTTATTAAGCATCCTACCTACTACTTACTGAACAAAGAGCCGAACAATAAGATGAGCAGGTTTACTTTTATAAAGACTTTGATAGTAAGTACATTACTTAAAGGCAATGGATATGCTTATATAGAAAGAGATGCTAAAGGAGATGCAGTAGCACTTCATTATTTACAGCCAGATTATGTTACTATTACTGAACAGAAGGACGGAATTAAATATAGTGTTGTAGGCATTAAAGGACTGGTAGAGCCTTGCAATATGATTCATATACTGAACTTTAGTTATGATGGTATTACTGGAATCAGTACTTTACAACACGCCAGACAGACTTTAGGACTGGCTACAGATTCTGAATCACACGCACAAGGATTCTTTAAAGGTGGTGCTAATCTGGCTGGTATTCTTAAAGTACAATCTACTTTAACTGGTAAGCAGAAGGTAGATTTAAAAACTAGCTGGCAGACTGCTTTTAGTCCTACTACTGGTACACCTAATGGAGTAGCTGTATTAGAAGGTAATATGGACTTCCAACCTATTACAGTGAATCCTGCTGATGCACAACTATTAGAAACCAGACAGTTTAATGTAATTGATATTTGTAGGTTCTTCGGGGTATCACCTGTAAAAGCATTTGACTTATCCAAGAGCAGTTATAGTACTGTTGAGGCTACCCAGCTGGCTTTTCTTACTGATACATTATCACCATTACTAGAGAAGATAGAATTAGAGTTTGAAAGGAAGCTGTACAAGCCTTCTGAAAGAAGTAGAATAGATGTAAGATTTGATACTTCTGTATTACTAAGAGCAGACAAACAATCTTTAGCAAACTACTACAATACACTATTTAATATCGGTGTGGTTAGTGCCAATGAGATTAGAAAGCAGTTGGATTTACCTGCTGTAGATGGTGGAGATTCCCATTTCGTACAAGTGAATCTGATGGAGATTAAAAATGCTGCTAATAACATTCCATCTAATAACAATATAATCAATGATACAGACAATTTACAAGGGGACTGACTTAGTATTCAATATTAAGTTGGAAGATAAGGACGGCATTCCCTTTAGGGTAAGAAACACTTCTGAATTTATACTTAGACTTTACACCACAAACCCAGCAGAGTTTATAGAATGTAGTTTTAAGGGTGGTGATTTGACTGGTATAGTAGAAGAAGATAGAATAGATAAGGCGGTTATAAATTCATCTGACCTAGATAAGCTACAATCTGGACTAATCTATTACAGCTACAGCTTTAAAAGTCCTAATGCTATGTTTAATGATGCTTATTATGATGAGGTAGTAAAGGGGCAGACTAATTATTATTTGAAGTAATGGAACTACAGAGAGCAACTAAAGAAGGAGTATTAGAACTGGATAGAATCAGTGCCAAGATTGGTAGTACAGTTAATGCTGTATGGGGTACTATAGAAGGTGATATTACTAAGCAGACCGATTTACAGGATGAATTACAAGGTATTAAAGATGTTGTTAATACCAAAGTTGATAAGGTAGACGGTAAGCAGTTATCTACAGAAGATTACACAACACCAGAGAAACAGAAACTGGCTGGGCTTAGTAATTATGATGATTCTGCATTAAGAAAGTATATTGAATCCTTAGAGGAACAGAACAAGCTATTAAAGGAACAGGTAGCAGCATTACAGAATCAGATAGATAATACTGGTTGGATTCTATTGGAATAATAACAATACTATGAGAGAACTAAGAAACTGTAATGAAATTGTAAAGATGGATTCTAGGACTGTAGAAGGGTATGCTTTAGTATTCGGTAAGCAGTCTAGGGATTTAGGTGGCTTTACTGAAGTAATAGAACCTACAGCCTTAGAAGGTATTTTAGAAAAGTCTGATATACTATGCTTACTGAATCACAATGAGGATAACGACCTATCTGAACGAGTCGATGCAGAAGATTTACAAATTAACGCCCGATTCGAAACATATTCCGGAAACATTGCCTGAAGACCTCGATCCGGAGGACATCACGACACCGGGCCGTCCGGACGATGCCGGTATCGACATGCCGGGCAATGCCAGCGGGACGGAAGCATGGCTGAAACGAATCGGGATTATCGAATAGGAATATCAATCGTTTATCAACAAAAAAATGACAATCATGAAAAAAAGATATTTTATCGGCGGAACACTGGCAGTAGCTCTGTGCGTTATTGTCCTTTGCGCCTTTGCCGCCAATGAGAGTGCGGATGTACCCGAAGCAGCCGCAACCGGACAGCAAACAGCGACAACGGTTTCTCGCTCCGGCGGAAAAGTTCTTGTGGCTTACTTCTCCATTCCGGAAACCGATGGCGTGGATGCCTCTTCCGGTGCCAGCCGGTTGGTATCGGACGGCAAACTGCAAGGCAATACCGAATATGTGGCCACAGTCATCAGTGAGGCTACCGGCGGCGACCTTTTCGAGATAAAGACGGTGCATACTTATCCCGGCACGCATAAGGAACTTATCGATGCTGCCAAAAAAGAATCGGACGAAGATACCCGTCCGGCATTAGCTACCCACATCAAGAATCCGGACGAGTACGATGTGGTGTTCGTCGGGTTCCCCAATTGGTGGTACGATATGCCCCAACTGGAAAATATAAAGTCACTTGACCCACTATTGTAAAAGTGACCTGACCCACCTTTATAACCGAAACTGAGCCACTAAGATTATAATAAAAATTGACCCTATAGAATTACCACATTTCAGTCTTGTTTTTTGTACTTTAAAAAGCATTTTAACCCGGTATTATTAACCGAATAAAAATTTTAAAGAATGAAAATAAGAATCAAACACATACTGCGGTGCTACCAGTCAGGAATGAGTATCCGTAGTATCAGTTCTTCTCTTCAGATTTCACGTAATACAGTAAAACGATATATCCATATATACGAAGATATGGGTATAGAGTTGGAACGCCTGTTGAAAATGGACGAGCATCATCTGCACGAGCTTTTCGGTACGGAGACTGACAACGAATCAACAGGATCTGCAGAGTATAAGTATCTTCAAGAACATATACCTGAGTACATTAAACGACTTAAATCCCGTGGAACAACAAGAAGGTCCTTGTATGAGGAGTATCTGAGAAACCGTCCCCAAGGTTACAGCTATTGTTCATTCTGCCTGTATCTCAGACGTGAAAGGGAGGTAAAAGTACCGGTTGGGCGCATAGATCATATAGCCGGTGATCAGATGTATGTGGATTTTGCCGGTGACAAACTCTATATTTCAGACAGGAATACGGGTGATAAGGTTCCCGTGGAAGTCTTTGCCGCTATACTTCCTTGCAGCCAGATTATTTATTACGAGCTGTACCATCGCAAAAGAAAGAATATCTTATCTAGGCGTGTGAAAATGCTTTCCATTATTTTGGAGGTGTACCAAATGCCATAGTTCCCGACAACCTCAAATCTGCCGTAACAAAGCCCGGTGGAATAGAGCCTGTAATAAATGATGATTTTGCAGCTTTTGCAGACCATTACGGATGCGTAGTCTTTCCGGCAAGGGTGCGCAAGCCCAAAGACAAGGCTTTGGTTGAAAATGCCGTAAGACTGCTTTACAGGGAGGTCTATTCAAAGATGACAGGATTGAAATTCAATGATCTTGAAGCCTTGAACATAGAAATAATGAAACATACGGATGCATTGAACAGCCGAAAGATGTACAACCGCAGCTACAGCCGTAAGGAGCGTTTCATAGAGGTAGAGAAAGACAGGCTGCATACATTACCGACTACAAGATTTATATCAAAAAGTCGGAAAACGGCAACTGTCATGAGAAACAGTTATGTATCGCTTAACAATCACTATTACAGTGTCCCTAAAGAGTATATCGGCGATACTGTAGAATTACTGTATGATGGGGATACAGTGGAGATATATCATAAATTCAGGCACATTACGACACATCGCAGGGATGATACACCTTTCACATATTCAGAAAAACCTTCCCATAAACTTCCCGGAGTACTACATGAATACAGAATCAGAATGGATGATGTATACTGCAAGGCACGTAAAATCGATCCGATAGTAGAGGAGTACATAAAGCTTGTGGCCGTAGCTAAAAAATATCCGGCTCAAGCAGTACGTTCAGCTGATGGTATATTAAGTCTTGTGGAACGTTTCGGACACGACTGAATGGTTCTTGCATGCCAGATAGCAATGGAATCCTGCATGTTCGGATTCAACGAGCTTGAAAGTATTCTTGTAAACAGGGAAGATGAAAAGTATCATGTCCAAATGGAAGGACAGGCTCCGGAACTTACCCCTAAACACAGAAATCTCAGAGGTAAGGATTATTTTAACTCTAAAAACATAGATAAAAATGACAAGTAATAATAAAACAAATAGAACAGTCGGAAAAAATATGGACAGAATAATGGAATTACTCTCCAAATTACGTTTTTACGGTATGCTTGAAACATACAGAAATGACTGTAGGACAACATCCTCTGATGGTATGACAAATGATGAATTCCTTAAATGGCTTCCAAAAAGTGAGTATGATTACAGACGCAATTAAGCATTGAGCGACTGATAAGGTCTGCCAACTTCAGATATAAGGCATATATGGAGAAAATAGACTATACCATAAAACGTAACCTTGACC